CTGTGATGTTGAACCCTATCTGCATCTCTTCACCGGAACTTGGTCCTCGATAGGCAAATGATTTCCAAACCTTGATTATGCCATCTCCGTCAATAAAGTGGAAAAGGACCACTCCACCACGTACTCCATAGTAGGACAGATGGAGGAGGTTCCACACTGTAGGGATTGAGGGGTTAGGCGCATCGTAGATTCCTTGAGTAAGTACGTTCGGGTTCCCTGACAACACGGAAAAAACTCGTGAATTGCTGAAGACCTTGAGGATTGGGCGTAGCGAGACATTGACCTCTCCACTGTGCACGCGGACGATCGCCTCAGGTGATGTCATCGACGTACCAAGGTCCCAGACCACCTCGCCAGATTCTTGGACGAAATCATACTTATAGAACTCAGGGGCCGCTCGGACTGGCATGCCATCAGGTTTCGGAAGATTCTCGACGATACCATTTTCAAACCTGATTCCAGCTACCATCTCATCATAGCCAAGCGCCAACGTGGCATAAGTAGGTATTCCACCAATCGCTGCAAGATACTTCTGCAAGGCATCCCGCTGCATCTCATACTCTCGCCTTCCTAGGTACAAGGTCTCTCTGTTGCAGGTATCGGCAGCCTGCATCTGATGAGTAATAGGTGGTATTTTCAAGTCGGTCACCATCTCAAAAGGCCGCATCTTTGACTTCCTCGCTAGAACGCCCACAGGCATTCCCACATCTTCATTGTAGATCGTCTCCCTTTTCAAGAATTGGGGGTGACAGTCCGTCTTCTTCCACGCAAGCGCCTTGTCATCTTTGCTACCTGGGGTCAACACCATTCCGAAGGTAGCAACATCTTCCTTCGTCATCTCTGGTGTCCACTGGTCCGCCCAGTCTGCCGGTACAGACTTCAGGAGGTCGTCTCCAAGGGTAATCATTCGCACATAATCTCTGAAATTGGAGTTTGCGCTGTGATGCATGTAGAACGAAATCCGCGAAGCCAGACTATTAACAATGGAGTTCAGGTGAGCTGTCACGTTCGTACCCGAAGGTTGCAAATTCTCACCGACAATCACTGCACCTCGCATGTTGATCAGGGGGTCCAGGAACTCACTACACACGCTCTTGAGCATTCTG